ATCACTCTAAAGGTACTGAACCTTGGCTAGTATGGTTTCAAAGGCAGTCTTTTTATAACGAGACTGCAAAAGAACTAATCGAAGAATGGATTTCAAACAAACGTTTTATAGAGGAAGAGATCGGTGATGGAGCAATTATCAATCGAGCAACGGTTTGCTCTGACGAGAGCAAGGTACGAAGTATCGAAAATGAGCCGCCACTCGTTGGAGAGGACTGCCTTGCGGCTGCTTAAGTCCCGAATGGAACAGAAGAACGGCGTTCAAAGAACACTGATGGCTAATGGCATCATGTTCAAGATTGATGAACAGCAAGAGGGTCTGCCTGAAATCATTAGCGAAGAGACTTTTATGGATCTCTTAATGATGCAAGATGATGACATGCCTACATCTATTGAAGACGAAGGATATGAGAATGATGACCTCGATGATGATGGTCTCTTTGTAGAAGGAATTTAGTTAGACTTCGATTAGTTAAACATTAGATATGGAATATGTACTCGGGCCAGTACTTGCGGTCCTGATTAGCATGAAATTCACTGCTTTCACAAATAAGCGTTGTGCTGCTGAAAGAACTAAAGCACTTGAAGTGCACAGGAATGAAGTCACTTCACTGATTACACAGAACACAAGCAACGTGTCACAACAAACACTGAAGATGATGCTGCCAATGGCAGACAGTGTGCGTAAGATCAACAACCAACTTGGACTGTGAACGTCAAAGAGGCGAAGACCATTGCTTTTGGCACCAGCGGTGCAGATACCCTTGATGAATACTTTGCTGCTTGGCAATGGCTCTATGACAATGATGTAGAGCTAAAGGATCCTGATAGAGATTACTTGGATAAACTTATCTGTGATGGGAACGTTATCCCTAAAGATGGCTACTTCGATACAATGGTTAAGTAGCTGAAGGCATAGTGTGAGAACTGCAGGCTTAAGAAATAAACCACTAGACCGTCGTTACTTAAGTGATAAGGACAAGTCTGATTTTAACCGTAGTGGTGCCCATGGCAAACAGGCAATGGCAATAGCTCGCGTGCGTGCGTACAAAGGTCAACAGTCATACCGCAAGAACACTCCACCAAGGACTACAGACAAGAGACCTGGAGCAGATCCAGCGTTGCGTGGTGGTATTTCTATTCAGCAGCAGCGTCTGCGTGAGTACGGCAAGAATAAGAAATCAGAATTCAGTAACGTCACTCCTTCTAGCAAGGGTGACATGTTTAAGAAAGACGAATAAACAAAAAAATAACCCCCGCGAAGCGGGGGCAGTAGTCAGTTGGGATTCCGATCGTCGTAGGTAAGTAACCAATAGACGGTGTAAACAGCGCCACCCATAGCTATAGCTACTAGGGTGACGATACTCCATACAATTTCAGGCATTACTTGCTGTATGTACGGCCCCGGTAAACGAAAGTACCGTGGACTTCGGCAGCCTCTTGACGCTCACGAATGGTGGGAACACCACGGTATGCGGTTTCGTTGAGGCGATGCATGTTCAGTTCTTTTTTGGCGCGACTGAACTCACGGCGTGCATTCTCGATGGCACGTACTTGTAATTGGGTCATTGGAAACTCCCTAATGAGGTGAAATTTCCCGTTCCTTCAGACTCTGTCTTACTTGCGTCCCTATGTGAGGGATGAACGATATCTTTATTGTAGCTATGGCTACTAGTTTACGGCGAACATTTAGTCCTTATCAAATAAGAACTCAAGGATGCAGCCGTGTAATTGATGCTTAAGCCCTATAAGCATTTCTTGATCTACCTCCCCTTGTCCACTCCAGGTAGCAAGGGAGTAGTCAACAGCCCATGAGAGTGTGCGTATAGCATTCTCATTGCAGCTAAATGTTATATGGGGCCCATCTTTCATAGACTTAAGCCAACAATCAATCCTACTATTGTAAGTAATGCTGTGGCAGCAAAGTAATTCCAGCCAGCGTATGCAGCCAATTCGTAGGGTGCAACCTTGGTGATCTTGTATTGAGGACCTACGAAAGTCTGTGCAACTTCAGGGATAAGAAACTCTTGCTCGGAGATAGAGGAAATTTTGTCGATCACTTCACGGACTTGGATGCAGTCAAGGTCGAACCATTCGCTCTGTGGGACTCTCTGCTTTGAATACTCCTTATGTAGCTGCTTCTCTAGCTCACGGTATTCATCGAGCTTCCAGTAGCCAATAAGCTTTGCTTTGGTACCGACAGCCAGTGCTTTAAACCGTGAGGCAGGTGCAGTTGTAATTCCGATTTTGTATCCACCGAGCAGAGTGCTCTTGAGAAAATAGATATAGCCAGTTTTTACTTCGAGTGTTTGCATAGTATTGATTAGTGTGTTGCTGCCCAATTCTCACCATGCTCTGCTGATGCAGTAATGGGAACGCGGAAGTTGTAGTAGTTACCAGCTTCGGGAGCTGCTGCTACGAGTAGTGATTTGACACGATCGACTTCGCTTGGAACGACTGATAGTTGAACTTCATCGTGTACGTATGCACAGCGAGTGTAGTCATGGTCATAGGTCAAGCCAGCGCTGTCCAGCATCTCTTGGCCAACTACCACCCAACGCTTCGACAGGATGGCTCCTGCTGATTGCAGAAGATAGTTGAGTGAGGCATGCTCTGCGCGACAGAAAATAGGACGCCCATCAAGAGCACGGAGGCGACCGTTAATACGAACTCGTTCCTTAACTGCATCGATCAGTGGCTCTAGACCAGGAATAGCATCTAGGAACTTGCGACGTAACTCTTGACCGAGTGTTTTCTTCTGTGCGTCTGACAGTTCAGGCTTAATGATGTGCCCCAACTTCACATCTCCAGCCCCATAGATGAACCCGTAAGTTAGATTTTTGACGAGTTTCCGAGAGACAGGAACGTCTGGGGTACTTACACGGTCAGCATTCTGTTGATGAATGTCGCCGTTCAGTACGACGTCAGCGAAGGCCCCCTGGTCGAACTTGGCTAGGTAGTGCCCGAGGCAGCGGAGCTCCAGTCCTTCAAGGTCAGCGCCGACCATGACGTGACCAGGGTGTGGAACAAAGAGTTCACGTGCCCAAGGTGCTGAAACGACCTGGCCCAAGTTGGGACCACGGTGAGCATTTCTACCCGTCTGTGTTGCCAGTGAGCAGCTGTGGTGGATGCAGTTATCACCCTCAATAGAGTTGAACCAAGAGTTGGTTCCCTCTGATAACTGTCCCAGCCACTTCTGCAATGTCAGCAGACGGATGAACATCTCGCATTCGTGATGCAGTTGATCCTTGCCCTGTGAAAGAGCAAGGTCACGCACCTCGGAGATGGTTGCTTCGTCTACCTGTGGCTTACCTGTAGCAGTCACCTTGGTGAAGCGAGCGCCACGGTAGGTCTGTAGAGCCCACGCAATGTGCTGCCTGCTTGTTGGATTGAAGTCAGTGAGGCGAGTCATGGGTGCGCCAGCCACATAACCCTTCTTCTTATCTGCACGCTTGGGTGTAAACACCTTGCCAGGAACGTAGAGATAGATAGAAGTGATCTCGTTGACTAGTGAGTCGTACTCATCCTGTAGTTCGGTACGAACCCGGATGGCAGCATCCATATCGAAACGGAAACCGCTGGCTTCTTGCTGCGACATGAGCATTGCCATGCGCATTTCGAGAGTTACATAGTCAGGAATTGTCGTCATGGTTGTTGAATCCGAATTTTTCTTTGCGCTTTTTCTCTGCAACATCAGCACGAGTCTTATGACCAAGCTTGGCCACAGCCTCCATGATCTTTAGAGCGTCCTCTGTCGTAGACCCAGCAGGCATACGAGCATGGACTTCATTGAACAGTGGGAAGAATATATCTGACGCTGCTTGTACCTCTTCAAGAGTAAGAGGATCTGTCTTCTTTGGTGCTTTAGTTGTCATTAGATTAATTAATTGGTTTACGAGTAGTCCGCCATGCGGCGTTTAAGTAGCTCATATAGAGCTACTGTTACTTGAGTATCTTGAATGCAATAGTCGAGCATCTCTGGTGTGTATGTAGACCAGTCATTGCTCTCGTTCTTACCGAAGTCTCCTTTGAAGCACTTCAGTCTGTAGCCCCAGGCTTCGAGGCTGTGCCTGCCATAGAGGCGTTGAGGCATTCCAGCAGGTCTGCGCTCATAATCTCTGTCAGCAATGTGAGGATAATACAAGCGAGACAAAACAAGTGTGTCAATGACTTCACCTCTTGGCGTAAAGTCTGGATATTGTTCTTGCAGCAAGGGGATGTCATAGCCAGCAATGTTATGTCCGATAAGAGTGTCAGCTTTTTCTAGTAGTTTGACGCCTTGAATAACAGCACGTTCTGGCTTGTAGTCAAAGACTTCTGCTTCTTCTACGTTAGCCATGTCACGCATCACAATGCAATGAATAGTGGATCCCTTGCGTAGAAGTCCAGTACTTTCAATGTCAAACAGCAGTTCAGTTTTCATGGATTGCTTCTTCAGTAGTGGTTGGGTCGTAGTCGTCAGGGGCGTGGTCCTCTGTGGTGTAGAGAGTCTTGTCAACCTTTCTGCTTGCACGGGAGTTGACGGCAAATCTTGGGTCTTCATCATCAAAATGGGGTTCAATAGATATGTTCAGTTCACGAGCTAGCCGCGCAGCTCTGCGGAATTCATCCTTGTAATACGGCTCCCATTCGTGTGCCACAATTACAAACTTCCTGATGCCCATAATGTGGGCTTGGAAGATTGACGCGGAGAATGGGTATCGAGTGGTGTAGATAACAGCACCCGTCATGCCTGTGCCACGTTTACACGCAGCAGCAATGGCATATGAGACACAGTCGATTTCAATCTTGCTGTCGGTAAGAATGCTTCGTCCGTCACCGAGGATCTCTCGGTCACGTACAACTACACATCCACCTGGTGCAGTGGGGTGAGATGAAGCAGTGGCAATAGTTTTAGCGACACTTACGAAATACTTATCTTTGTTCTTTATATATGTTGGGTCACCTTTTGGGGCTGGCATATCACATTATGGCTTATACATTCTTATATTAGGAAGTGAATCACATAGATGCGGATACATGAATTACGAAGATTTTTTCAATGCCAATAAAAAGTTTGAGAAATGGAATACCGACAATGGATTCATCGACGAGGTGTACAAGAACGCAGCGCCTTTTCACTTAGCTACTCCTGACTCTGTTGTATTTGGAGTAGAGGACCGGGTTAATAGCCCTAGTCACTACACAGCTGGTAAGCAGGAAGCAATTGACATTATTGAAGAGGCAATCGAACCCGCGCCTAGCAGCAGCTTGGCAATGCTTCATGGTCAAGTCTTGAAATATATGTTGCGTATTTGGCTTAAGGACAATCCTGTGGAGGATGCGAAGAAAGCGCGTTGGTATCTGAATCGATTAATCGAAAAGATTTCTGGCTGACGGATCAAGCCCCCAGAGGGGGCACTAACACCTTTGGAAAAACAGTAGACCTTGATGTTGCTTTAACGTTTCATACTCACTTATGTGCCTGTTTAATATGTCATAGACTTGATTATTAGGCAAGCTCGTATGTTTAAAGAACAATGAAATACCTTGATCCATTCCCGGAACTTCAGGGTTATACCAAGACACTGGCTTAAGAAACTCCCATGGGTCAAGGTCTTGAGAGACCCAGGAGTTCAGTTCTTCAATGCGTTGAGCAGTTTTAATAATGTGAGCCTCGTGTGGCTGCACAGTTGGAATGCAGATAAGTTCGTTTTGTGAAAGCAGCGCGTGCTTCCACATCAACGTGCCATCTTTTTGGATCAACCTACAGGGATGAACACGAGCACCAGACGGTAGGTTGTAGAAAGCCTTGGGGTTGATGTGCCTACTCATACTTCACCTCTGTGCTCTTCAAAATGTTCTAGGTCTTTGGACCAGTTATCACCGGCATATTCGTTAAAGATGACACGTCCGATATCTCTGAACGTGTTGTAAAAGAGTGTCACCTTATCGATGTCACTGATCGCTTCATCTAGGGGTGGACCGTAGATCAGTACGTTCCATGTGGAAGGACAGACAGGTTCGAAGCCATTTGCTGTAGCGCGAAGCTGTTTAACTCTCCTGAAAGGAATGCATACAGGATAGTCCCAAATAATAGGAGTGGCACGAATAATTTCACTGGCACTAGTAAAGAATACGAAGCTTTTGATGTAGTTGTTGCGATACTCGTTAATGGTTTTATTAAGCCAGATACGTGTATTACGTACTGCCCCTTTAGGAGCAACCCAAACATTGCCGTGCCAGTGTTCTTGTAGCGGGTTTACTTCTACAGATGGCACAGATGTTGCATCAACTAGAACTTGCTGGACAGGATCAGATGTTGGATCAAAGTCAATGCTCCCCATCACTTGCCGCGCTCTTTCAATGAGTTGTGGCGTTGGATAGAGAGGCAGCTTTAATCCTTTTTCTTTTAACTTATCCGCTAAATTCTGCTGCGATCGATCGGAAGCTTTCTTGGCTCCCTCCTGCTTCGAGACTAAATGTTCTTGTTCCAGCATCACTGATCAAGGTTACGAGTACGTTTTGTGACCAATCATTTTCATCAACTTCTTCAATCAGTTTGCGCAAGAACTCCAG